CAGATGGAGCAGCGACTGGGCACCCTGACTGACGCCATCCTGCCATTGAACATCCGGGCCCGCGTCATCCTCGCTGGGACCGTCACCATGCCCGGCTCGATCACGCACCAGCTGATCAAGGCGACGCTGCCGAGCGAGGAGACTGAGGAGTGGATCAAGACTGAGAAGTTCAAGGTCCATCACTACAAGCCGATCGTCGTGGACGACTCGGGGGAGGAGTACTCGCTGTGGCCTGAGAAGTGGCCGATGTCTTGGCTCAACACGGTGCGCCACACCCGGTCGTTCGCCAAGAACTACGAGAACAACCCCCTGGCGATTGATGGCCAGTACTGGACTCGTGACGACTTCGCCTATGGTTCGCTGCCGTGCGCGATGACCGTGCTCAGTGTTGACGGTGCCGTCACTGCAAAGCAGAAGAGCGACTTCACCGCGCTGGCCGTTGTCGGCGCCACGGCTCACAAGCCTGGCGACCCCAAGCGTCGGTGCGAGGTCAAGTACGCCACAGCCGTCAAGCTCCTTGGGGCGCAGCTGCGCGAGAAGGCTCTCCAGATCCTGGAGATGTACCCCGAGATCTCGATCATGATGGTCGAGGGCAATCAGGGCGGCGAGCTCTGGCGCGAGGTGTTTCACGACATGCCTGTGCGCATCCATATCTTCTCGAATTCGGAGCCCAAGGAGGTTCGGGCCGGTCGAGTGCACGCGCTCTATCAGCGGATTCCGACGCGTGTTGTTCACACAGAACGCCTTCAGCAGGCTGAGGAACAGATGGTCGGATTCCCCCGAATGGCGCATGACGACATTGTTGACGCCATCGGGAATCCCGTGCTGAAGTTCCTCAAGCCTGTCAAGAGGCAGGGGCGCAGCGCAAGCTCGGGGTCGTACGCATAGGCTGTCGGGTATCATTCGCCCATAGCAGTCAGGCCCTGAGTGGGGCGCAGCAGGGCCCTGGTTGGGGCGATCACCTAACCCTGGGCGAGTTATGCCTACTGTCCAGAGGGAGGTTATCCAATGCCCAACATCATGCTGCTCCGACAGTCGCTGCGTGAGCTCGAAGCTGCCAAGCCCGCATATGTCGAGGCTCACAAGTTCTACACTGGGACGTTCGCCGAACCGTTCCAGAGCCTCGTGATGCAGCAGCTGCTTGTCCGCAAGGAGATCAACTACAAGGCCGTGCTCAGCGCGGTTCCGGTTGACGCCGTTGTGGAGAAGCTGGAGATCGTCGACATCCAGACGAACGATCCCGAGGTCACAGAAGCGCTTCAGGACGACGTCTGGGAAGCCAACCAGATGCAGTTCGTACACAAGACGGCGATCCTCGCGGCCGAGAAGTTCGGCGACGCGTACATCTTCATGTGGCCGGAGTACGACGACGTCGAGGGCGCGATCGACGAGACGTCGGCGGATGCCCAGGCGCCGATCCGGGAAGCGTCTGGAGTCGTGGCGTCGTACCAGAGCCCGCTCAAGATGCGCGTGTTCTACGATGACATCAACCCTGCGCGCAAGACGCACGCCGTCAAGCGGCTCAAGACCGGCAAGGGCAAGCAGGAGCAGGCGTGGCTGTACCTCGCTGATGGCACCATCGAGCGCTACGAGACCCCGGTCAACAAGTGCGGCATCGAGGACTTCTACTACGTTGAGGACGTGGAGAACCCGACTGGGATGATCCCGTTCATCCACCTGCGCAATGACATGCCGTACGGTACGCCGCTGCACCAGAAGGCATACGGGCCGCAGAACCAGATCACCAAGTTCATCGTGAACGAGGTGTCGGGCTCGGACTTCAACGCCTTCCCTCAGCGGTACGCTCTGGCCAAGACGCGCTCGGCCTCTCAGGGCGGCGACGACATCGACTGGTCGGGCACGGACGAGACCGTTCCGGACCGCGAGGAGAACGTCACCAGCAAGCTGGTCTCCGGCCCTGGCCGCATCTGGGATCTGTCGGGCTTCGACTCGGTGGGGCAGTTCGCCAGCGCGGATGTGGACCAGTACCTCAAGCCGATCGACAAGGCCGTGCAGCTCATGGCTGTGGCCACGGGTACGCCTGTCTACTACTTCACGGCCGACTCGGTCGGCGGAGGAACGCCCTCGGGGGAGTCCGTCCGCCAGCGTGACGCGCGGCTCAACACGAAGACGGCATGGCACCAGCAGCACCTCGATGCGGGATTCAAAGAAATGCTGTACATGGCATACGAAATCCTGTTCGATGCGGATGCCGAAGACGACGACATCTCGATCAACATCAAGTGGAAGCCGATCGAGTACGTCTCCGAGACGGAGAAGCTGGAGCTCATCCAGAAGAAGATCGAGCTCGGCATCCCGGTCGAGGTGGCGTTCGCCGAGGCAGGCTACGACGAGGAGACCGTCCGATCCTGGACCACTGGCAAGCCCAACGAGGTTGAGCTGCTGCGCCGCGTGACGCTGCTCAACACGATGGGTGACGCCGTCCAGAAGCTGGGCACCGCATCCGCTCTGGGCATCGACATGACCAACGTGAACGAGCTCATCCAGGACTTGTTCGGCGACATCGCCGGACTGCGGGAGACTCCCGCCAACGAGGAAGGAAGCTGACGTGTCGGAAGATCTGGTAAGGAATCGTGGGCGCAACGGCGTGCTCGCACACAAGAATCAGTTCCATCGGGACGAGAAGGACTCGCTCCGAGACGACGTCGTGTCCGGATTCGTGGACGACATCGGGAATGGATGGTACTTCGTCGCCACGACCGCTGTCAAAACGCTCGACAGGGGCGAACAATACGGAGATGAGCACTCCGCCCATGCCCCCGAGCCGGAGTCGGAGTCCTTTGCGGCGCCCGTTGCCCAGGAGGAATCCGCCGCCTCCGAACCGCCGGTGGTCGGCTGGGACGTCGAGCTCGACAAGCTCACCGTGGCGCAGCTGAAGTCGCTCGCGGTCGAGATGGATATCGAGCTGCAGGGTGCGACGCTCAAGGCCGACATCGTGGACGCGATCCGCCTCGGAACCGAGGGCTGACCCATGGCCGAGCGGATCGCTTCAGAAGAGCTGCTGGCCCTTGTGCAGCAGAAGCAGATCGATGCCATTGCATCCATCGAGGACGAGGCGATCCGCACGGCCACCGAGAAGCGGTTCGCGACTATTGACGATGCCGTGCGCTCGGCCACGACTCGGTGGATTGACGAGTTCGGCTCCATGTCGGCCGAGGGATCCGGCGGGGTTCTGGACTCCATGATCAAGGAGGCGCTGGGTGCGAGCAACAAGGCGCTCAGCGGGCTTGAGGTGTCGACCCTCAAGGCCCTCTCGGAGGCCGTAGGCGGGGCCGTAGAGGCAGCTCTGACCCAGGGCGCAGCGTTCGTTGAGGGCGCCACCGGCAAGGCGGCAGCGACCAAGGTAGAGGCTCCCAAGGTCGACCTGTCGGACGCCAAGTCGGCTCTGAAGGGCGCGGTTGAGGACGGGCTCAAGGGTGTTGCAGCCCTGCTCAAGCGACCGATCATCGATAGGATCGGTCTGCGTGGCCTGTTGGGCGGGCTGCGCCAGGCTCGAAACACGCTGGCCCGTGCCAAGGCCACGATCACGTCGACCGTAAACCAGAACGTCACCAAGACTATGCAGGCAACGGCCAAGGCGAACAAGGCCAAGTATGAGGTCTGGGTTTCAGAGCGAGACGCATGCGTGAATTGCCTCGCATATGCAGGCCGCATTGTGAAGGTTGGAGAGGACTTTCCTGGAGGCCTATCCTGGGATCCCAAGCAGAAGGACTCCAAGGCAAAGGGGGTCCGCCCTCCTCTGCATCCGCATTGCCGATGCAGGCCCGTTCCGTGGGATCCGGCGTGGGCTCGTGAAGGTGAGGTAAGCTTGCCAGAGGCGGTCAGCAGGGAGGCGCAAAGGTCCATCGCAAGAGGATTCTCACTACCTGGCGAATCCAATGCAGCGAGGATTCGAGCGCTGGAGGAATTGCTTTCGGGCAGTCCCGACCTCCCCAAGACCGTGCTCGAACGGGCTCGTCGCGATTTGAAGAATGGCGAGTTCGCTCGGGGCCGGAGTGTTCCGACAAGCAACCCGTGAGGTATGAAACATGATGAAGCACCTTCTCCGTCCTGGCCTGCAGGCGGCAAAGTCCGTGGGATCGGACCTGCTGGCTGCGGCTGGTGCGGACGGATACGAGCCTGGGTGGGCTCGCCCCTACGCCACGGACTCCTTCTCGCCGTTCTGGTACGCCTCGGGCGACGACGATGACGACGAGGAGGAGGAGGACGACAAGGGCGAGAAGGACGACGAGGACGAGGAGGATGACGACGAGGGCGACGATGACGAGGACAAGGGCAAGACGCCCGAGGAACTCGCCGCCGAAGTCAAGCGTCTCCGAGCCGCCTACCTCAAGAAGCTGAAGAACTCCAAGAACCGGGGCACGCGCATCCGGGACCTGGAGGCTGGCAAGACCAAGGCCGAGTCCGACCTGGCACTCATGCAGGAGCAGCTCGACGACCTGAAGAAGAATGCCGGCAAGGAGGTCGACACCGAGGCAGCCCAGCGCCGGATCAACGAGCTGGTGGAGAAGGCCAAGGAGGAAGGGCGCGAGGCGTTCAAGCCGACCGTCATCCGCATGGCTGCCAAGGCTGAGCTCATGGCGCAGGGCGCCCGTCCGGCTCTGGTGGAGCGACTCGTCCGGATGATCGACGTCAACGAGGTCGACATCGACGACGACGACGGCTCCATCGACGTCACGGACCAGGTCGAGTCCCTCAAGAAGGAGCTGCCCGAGATGTTCGGGCCGAAGCGCTCCACCCCCACGCGCAAGCGCAAGACGGCCAGCGGCGACGCCAGCGACAGCAAGGGCAGCTCCCGCAAGGCCGGTGCCGGTGGCGGCAGCGACGAGGGTGCAAGCGACGAGAAGAAGACCGCCGCTCAGAAGCTGGCTGACCGTCTGCGCGGCATCAGCAACTAAGGAGCAGATCGAGAATGGCGCTCGGAGAGCTTGAGCAGAAGTACCTCGAAGACATGGCGGCCATTCACGAGAAGGCCGTCAAGCTCTCCGAGACATATCTCGGCAAGAGCGACAACAGCAGCAGGCCGGATGGCGTTGTTCAGATGGCTGCGCGTCACATCCAGCAGCACAACTACAACGCCCAGGAAATTCGCGGAACGATCGAGCGGATGAACGGGAAGGGCACATCTGCATAGAAGGCCGCTGCGCGACTTCGCGGCGACTACGCCTACTGAGAATGCTTTTCCCGCTGGATGGGGTATCATTGCCCCAGCGTCGGCTTTGCGGCCGTGCAGCAGCCCTGGGTGGGGCGATCCCCTGCCCGGGGCTGTTTGCATTCACCAGATCAATATCCCTGAAAGGGGGCCATCATGGGTTTCTCCAT